CCAACAGAACCCGCTGAACCCGTACATCTTCCAAGTTCTCAGCACACTCACCGAGAACAACGAGAAATCCACGGGTATCTCTGCGCTCTCGCAGGGCCTCAACAAGGACGCCATCTCGACCCAGAATTCCAAGGGTCTTGTGGACAACATGATGAAGGCCTCGGGTGGCCGCGGGAAGATCATGGCGCGTAACTTCGCCTACAACTTCCTCGTCCCGCTCATGCTTGAGGTGGTCCGTCTCGGCATCATCTACAAGGACAAGCGCGTCATCCAAGTCGCTGGTGCTGACCTTCAGGTCTCCGCCGAGGACTGGACTGAGCGCACGACCTGCACCGTCTCCCAGCATCTGGGCTACGGCGAGAAGGACACCGCCGCCAACGAGCTTGGCATGGGTTACAAAGAGATGTCTTCGGATCCAATCGTGAGCAACATGATGGGTCAGAAGGGTCGCTACGAGATGCTGCACGACATCGCGAAGCTCAAGGGCTTCAACCGGTTCTCGGCATACCTCGATCCCAACGCGCAGCCTCCGGGCCCCGATCCCCTCAAGGTTCGCGAGCTGGACATCAAGGAGAAGACGGCCGACGCAGCCGTCCAGTCTGTCAACGTCAAGCAGGCCGCAGACAACCGCCTCTATGCTGCCACCCAGTCCAAACTGGAGCAGTCGGGCGCCAAGCTGCACCTCGACGCGCTCAACACCGACCGCACCAACGACCGCCAGGACGCCGATACTGCCGCCCGCATCCAACTGGGTGAGGAGACACTCGACGTCGAACGGGAGAAGATTGCGGCGCAAGAGCGCACTGCTGAACTCAACGCTGCCGCCAAGGCCGCACAGCCTAAGGCTCAAGGACAGTAATGTACCCCCAGCTTTTCTCCGCGGCCTCACGGTTCGCCCCTGTCCTCTCGCGGCTCGCGTCGCGAGGGGCCGCCTTCGCCTCTCCGTTCTGGAAGGCGTCGCAGATTGACGTGCCTGGGGTTACCCCGAGTGGCGTAGGTGCCCCCGCGGCACCCACGGGCCCCTCGCCGCCCATCTCGGGCATCAGCCCTGGCTATCAGGACACACCTACCCCCGCGGCTCCTGCAGCGCCCTCGGCGCCCCCGCAGTTGCCGTGGTGGGCCTCTGGTGACATGACGAAGATGTTCCCCGGCGCTGCACCGTCTCCGCAGCCATCGCCGGCTCCAGCACCAGCCCCCGTTTCTGCCCCGCAGACCGCACCGGTGCCCATGCCCCAAGCCCGCCCTGCGGATGCCCCGCAGGCCGCTCCTGACACGAGCTTCTTCATGCGCAATGCGCTGATGCAGCACGACCCGATCACTGGGCAACTTCTCGACCCGAGCGGCGCCTCAAGCGTCACTGGGCCAGACCTCATCTCGAAGATGATGGCGTACCTTCACGGAAAAGCATCAGCTTGAACGATGACACGATCCTTGCCCTCGGGGGGTTCTGCAAAGAACTCCTCGGGGCTGAGGCATTCCAAGCGCTAGTGCAGATGCACTCGCAGCAGTGCGCGGCCGACATCCTCGCCACGCAACCCCATGAGACCAAGGCCCGCGAGTTCATCTACGCGAGCTACAACGGTTTCGAGAGCTTCCTTGGCCTCGCGAAGAAGTTCGCCGAAGCCTTCGACAAGCTCCCCCAACACCAAGACAACACACCCGCTGTCGCCGCTCCAGATCCGATTGATGATCCGAGCGTGCACGACATTTATGACGGAATGAACTGACCATGCCATCTACCCTTACGGGCGATGCTCTACTGAACGAATACCCCGACGCAATCGATGGCGATGATGCCATCATGAGCGCATTTATGACCGACCCTGAAGAGGGTGACGACGCTGCTCCTGTAAAGAAGAAGCCATCGGAAAAGGTCGAAAAAGAAGAAGACGAAGAGACCAACCAGCCCGACGCCGACGACGAGGACGCCTCCGAGGAAACTCCAGAGGAAGAGACGGACGAAGACGAAGAGCAGGAAGACACGGACGAAGCTAAAGAGGACGAAGGCGACGAAGACAAGTCGACCATCGAAATCAAGGATGACCACAAGTTCAAGATCACCGTTGATGGTGCCGAACAAGAGTTCACCCTGGGCTCCCTGAAGCGTCTCGCCGGTCAAGAGGCATCTCTTACCCGCAAGTCCCAAGAAGTCGCCGATATCCGCAAGACCGTCGAGGCCGACCAAGCGAAGAACATCGCTGCCTACGACGTCCTGTTGAAGCGGTCGACTGAGCGCGCGAACCAGTATCGCGAGCTGCCGTGGACGCAGTTGATGAAGGATCCCAACGTCCCCGCCGACCAGCTCGCAGCTCTGCAGGCTGAAGCTCAGAAGGCGCTGGAAGACGAGGCCTTCCTCAAGAACGAAATCGACGGCTTCATGCAGAAGGTTGCCGGCGATCAGCAGAAGGCTCGACAGGCTTCGGCTCGTGACTGCCTCAAGGCACTCAACGACCCCGAGAGCAAGCAGCACATCAAGGGTTGGAACGAAGCGCTCTACAACGACCTGCGCACGTTCGCGACCAATGAGATCGGCCTGCCCTCGGAGATGGTGAACAACCTCACCGATGCCGCAGCCTTCAAAGTCCTCCACATGGCCATGCAATTCCAGCGTGGCGCGTCGAAGGTCGTGACCAAGAAGGTCAACAAGACCCCGACCAAGATTGTGAAGAACTCTGCGTCTGCCCCCGCAGCGCGCGCCAGCTCCAAGACCGTGACTGTGAAACAGGCCGTCAACAAGGCCCTCAAGACCGGCTCTCAGGACGACGCGATCAACGCATTCCTCGCCTTCGAAGGCGACGAGTAACACCAACTTTTTCCCAAGAAGATTTTTCTGAACTATGGCTACTTTCCAGACGTACCAGATGGTTGGCATCAAGGAGCAGGTCTCCGATGTCATCACCAACCTCTCGCCCCGCAAGACCCCGTTCCAGAACGGCATCGGCAACGAGAAGGTCACCCAGCCGCTGTTCCAGTGGCAGGAAGACAGCCTGCGCGCCCCGGCGACCAACGCTGCGGTCGAAGGCGCGGACGCGTCGTTCATCACCGTCACCCCGACCGTGATGCGCAACAACTACACGCAGATCTTCACCGAAGCCGTGCAGGTCTCCGACCGCGCGGACATCGTGTCGACCTACGGCCGCAAGCGCGAGATGGCCTACCAGATGGCCAAGTCCTCGGCCGCGATCAAGCGTGACCGTGAGATTGCGCTGATCGGCAACGCCCAGACGAAGGCTGCGGGCTCCAGCTCGGTTGCCTCGACCATGGCGTCCTTCCAGCAGCAGCTCGACAGCTCGACCGTCACCTACTCGGGTGGCGCGGCGACCCCGCTGAGCGAAGCCCTGCTCGTCACCGCCCTGCAGTCCGCGTTCGTCGCTGGCGCCGAGCCGACCCGCATCATGGTCACCCCGTCGAACTCCGTGGTCCTCGCGGGCTTCGCTGCGGCGGCCGGTCGCTACCGCACCATCACCGGTTCGGACAGCAAGACCATCGTCAACACCGTCAACCTGTATGTCTCGCCGTTCGGTGAGCAGAAGGTCGAGATCAACCGTTGGCTCAAGGCCAAGAACACGCTGGTCTACGATCCCGACATGTGGACGAACGTGACCCTGCGTCCTTGGGAGCGGAAGAACCTCGCCAAGACCGGCGACAGCTCGAAGGCCATGCTGCTCGGCGAGTTCTCGCTGAAGCACAAGAACTTCTTCGCGTCGGCCGCGATCATCGAAGCGGCCTCCGGGTTTTAATCTATTGGGGCTCCATCTCTTCCGTATGGGGATTTGGAGCCCCTTTTTTCCTTTGAGAATTTATGTCTGCTGAAAGTTTCCACGAGGAGCCCAAGCTTCTCGATACGCTGGTGTCCTTCGACGAAGACCGCACCACCAATGAACTGATCATCAAGCGCGAGCAGCACATCCCTGACGACTGGCTTAGCGAAGTCCGCAAGCAGAAGGTCGACAGTGCGAACCAAAAGGCCGGCGACTTCTACCACGTCGCCTCGATCCCCGTTGAGGTGGTCGACGAGCTGTATCGCCTCTACGGCTTCGACGTCATGACCGCGCCCGTGCGCGAGACGCTGAAGATGCTCCAGCGCTACGCCCTGGACGACTTCATCCTGACCAACAAGAAAATCTAACGAAAGGCCACCAACGTGACACTCGGCGAATTAAAGGCCCAGTTCAAGGCTATGGTCAACAATAACGTCGTGAACAAGAACGACGCGATGGTGGCCCTCTTCATCAATCAAAGCATCATGCGCTTGCAGCGCGAACTCAGACTGCCTTTCCAAGAGAAGCAGGTGCTGTACACCATTCCCGATGGCTACACGAAGCTCGCGATCCCCTCGGATATGCTTGAGTTGATCGCCATCATGGTCGACACCGACGCGGACGGCATCCTCGAATACGAGTTGCGCAAGACCGCCCTCACGCAGGTCATCACGGCCTCGCAGATGCCCGGAGCAACACCGCGGGTCTACGTGCGCCAGGGAGGCAGTTGGATCCTCGGGCCCTCGCCGGCCGCGGGCTCTCAGGTCCTCATCTATTACTACGCCGAGTTCGCCGCGCTGAACGCCGACACGGACACCAACACGGCCCTCAAGGTCGCGTGGGACGCCGTGCTCTACGGTGCGCTCGCCGCGGCCTACAGCTACCTCAAGGACGTCGAGAACCGCACGGAGGCCGAGGGCACCTACGCCCAAATCACACAGAGCCTGCAGCGCATGGCTGATGCCGACGAGCTGGCGGCTGATGCCGTCGTCGCTCCGGCCCTACAACTCGACACGGATGGCTCATGGTAGACTCCTCGTTCTTCACTGACGGCCCCACTAACACCGGGGCCGTTGTGGCCCCCTCGGCCCCCGCCGCCTTCTACGCGGATCCCGCCGCTGCTGCGTCAAGCGCGGCACAGGCCGCTGATAGTGCCCTTGCCGCTGCAGCCTCGGCCGCTGCTGCGGCTCTCGCTGCTGCCAGCGCTGCCACTTCATCTGCCGGCAAGGCCAACATCGACAGCCCGACGTTCACCGGGATCCCCGCGGCACCCACGCCGTCCAATGGCGACAACAGCACCCGCATCGCCACCACGGCTTGGGTCCAGACGAACGCCGTAGGCTCGGCACCGGCCACTGTGGCCCCTCTGATGGACAGCGCTGCTGCAGTCGGCATCTCGACCAAGTACGCCAGGGAGGACCACGTCCACCCGAGCGACACCTCGCGGGCCTCTGTGTCCTACGTCAACTCCCAGGTCGCCGCACTCGCCCCTGTAACCTACGTGGACTCGCAGGACGCCACCAAGGCGCCCCTAGCTTCCCCGGCGTTCACAGGGACACCTACGGCCCCGACCGCTGCCGTGGGCACTAACACCACACAGTTGGCCACGACAGCCTTCGTGCTGGCTAACGGATTTGCTGGCGTATTCAACGTCAAGAGCTACGGTGCAGTTGGCGATGGTGTTGCTGACGACACTACCGCCATCCAGAACGCAGTAACTGCTGCGGCGGGAGCCCCAGTGTTTCTCCCAGTCGGCAGCTACAAGGTGTCCAACTCGATCACCAGCACCACGCCTGTCAACATATACGGTGCCGGGAGTGGCGGAGGTCCCGGTTTGGCCGCCGCGGCTAATGTCTCGCGGATCATCCAGTCCGTGGCGAATAAAGACACGTTTGTAGTCAGCTCGTACTTCCCGTCCACCTTCCGTGATTTTCAGATCACATCGAGTGCGACGAATACGGGCGGTTCTGGCATCTCAATGACGGGCACGAGCCCGACACCGGCCAACACGACGAACAGCATTATCGAGAACGTTCTGTTCAATAACCTCTACAACGCTCTGGTCAGTCTGCGTCCAGCGTGGACCGAGGTGCGCAAATGTTCGTTCTTCAACTACGTTAACGTTGGCGTGTATCTATACACCACTTCAGGCAACGAGGCCGCTGGCGGATCGGTGCATGACAATTACTTCTACACGACCCTAAGCTCGTCGCTAGCCGCAATCTACAGTGAAGTCGGTTACCTCAATATCTACAACAACGCCAGCTTTGGTTCCGTAAAGAGTGTCTCTCTAAACATCTCCAACAACGCAGCTGGGTCCATCGCGATCCACGACAACATGTTCGAGAACTTCAGCACGACTGCTGTGCAGGTATCTAGTGGTGACGGAAGTGCTGCGGGCATGGTCTCGATCCACAGCAACCAAATACAATCAAGCGCATCCACTGCGACGAGCGTTATTCTGGTTACTGAGAACCTGACAACTACGGCGTGGCTGTCTGAGCTGCTCATCCAGAACAACAGGCTCCGCTGCGCGTCTGCCTCAGGGTCCGTGCTGATATGGGTACAGGCGGCCACGAAGTGTCTCGTCTCAGGGAACATCGTGAGGGAGACCGGGGCGAACAATCCGTTTGGAATTAGAGTTGGAGGCGCGACTACTAACGCGGGCCTTATTGCTCCAATCCAGGTGTTCGACAACATCATCACAGGTACGACTAACCCGTACACTCTGAATTCTCCGGCAAACGTGCAGCTTCGTGACGTTACTGGCAACACTTTCGCCGCCATGCCTTCGGCTCCTACCAACGGCTCTCAGGTTTTCGTCACTGATGGAACACCCGGAAGCTCTCCGCTCACAGGCGGCGGCACAGGCTGCATGGCCTTTCGACAGAACGGCGCGTGGCGTGGGATTTAGTGATCCCGATCCGATATAAACTAAGGACCCACCACCAACAATGACCGCCTCAAATCGCGAGGCGAGCATCAGCAAGACGCTGACCTACGAAGGCGGCTACACCAACGATCCCCGTGATCCCGGTGGCGCCACCAACTGGGGCATCACCATCTTCGATGCTCGCCTCTACTGGAAGCCCGATGCTTCCCCGGCTGACGTCAAGGCAATGCCCAAGGCAGTCGCCATCGACATCTACCGTCAGAAATACTGGGCCAAGCTCGGCTGCGATGCGCGCCCTGCCGGCGTGGACTTCGTCGAGTTCGACTTCGGTGTGAACTCCGGCGTCAAGCGCGCCCTCACCTACCGCACGGCCCTCGACGCCCAGAAGCTCGCCCCAGTCGCCTACGTGAAGGCCTTCTGCGCCAAGCGCTCGTCCTTCCTGCACTCGCTGCGCACCTTCTCCTGCTTTGGCAAGGGCTGGAGCCGAAGGGTGGCCGACGTGGAAGCCACGGGTGTCCGTATGGCCCTCGGTGCCTCGGGTAAACCCGTCGCTCCTGGCCTCAAGAACGAAGCCACCAAGAACGCGGGCAAGGCCATCGCACACTCGACCGCGGGTGCCTCCACAGGTGCCACCGCGGCTCCAGTGATCAACAGCTGTGACTTCTCCACGGTCGCCGGCTGGGTCATTGCGGGCCTCGTGATCACTGGCACACTCTGGCTCATATGGCATGCCGTACAGGCCAACCACCGCGCCAATGCGTACAACGATCAACTGAAACATGCTTAGTGAACTAAAAGACATCTGGGCCCGACTGAAGGTCCACTGGCATGCGCTGGGTCTGGCCGTCGTCGCTGTGCTTCCCGAGCTGCTCTACCAGCTCCAGGGCATCGACCTCAGGCCGATCCTCTCGCGCTTCCTGCCTTCCAACTACGTAGAACTTATCATCTCGCTGCTGCCGTTCGTGCTGCTCGTGATGAAGCCCGTGGTTCACCTTGAGGACCCCAAGGACACCGAGGAATGAGCTGGCTGATCACGCTGCTCACTTCGGTCCCGCAGCTCCTCACAGGGATCTTCGGGTGGCTGAATAAGAAGGAAGACACGCACGTCGTCGAGAACAACAACTCGGCGACAGTGTCGACTGCCATCGTGCAGTCAGAGACAGCACACTTCGCCGCCGTGCGAGACGTGACGATGTCGATGCTCAATCATCCGGTATTTTGGGTTGCTTGGGGCCTCGGGGTCTTCCCTGTCCTCCTCTACCACGCAGCCATCTTCTTCGTCAGCACCTTCCCCGCGCTCGGCTGGACCGTACTCAAGGTCCCTGATGTCGAGCTTGAATACGCGCGCATTGTCGTGGGCTCCGTCTTTACGCTGACGGGTACGTCCACGGTTGTCGCAGGAATAGCCTCCGCATGGATCAAGAGAGCGTAATGGAAACCGCAACTACCGCAGGCGCAGGCGCAGCTCTGACTTCGCCCCTGTGGCTCAACACGGTCAACCCGTACATCCAGCTGGCCGTAGGGCTCCTCGGTGGCGTGTGGTTGATCGTGCAAATCTACTACAAGATTAAGAACAAGGGCCTATCCTCGTGAAGAATTTGAATGCCAACTTCGCCACCTCTCAGGCGACTGTGGCCACCACTGCGACGCTTATCGTCGCCCAGCGCTCCGGCCGTGACACTGTGGTCGTTGAGAACACTGGCACCACCGCGGTCTACCTTGGCAACTCAGGCGTGACCGTCAACAACGGCCTGCTGCTCCCCGGTGTCCTTGGGGCCTCTGTTGCCCTTGAGACCACTGACGCTGTGTATGGCATCGTTGCCTCGGGCACTCAGGTGGTTTGCGCCGTCGAGAACTTCTAATGGCGCCGACGAACATCTTCGTTCCCGGCGTTCCGTCGATTGGTAAGACTAGGCGCAGAGTTAACGCCGGGACTTCCGGGGGCGGCCCGGTTGCTCTCCCCTACGAGCAGATAGTCGGCAGCAATGCCCGCAACGCGAAGGGCTCTTTTACTGCCGGCGCAACGACAACTCGCCTCGAAACACGCCGACTCTCCGTACTTGGCGGCCAGTCAGTTTATTACCTCAAGCTGGCTTACTGCAACTATTGGTGTGATACGACCGGCGCCGAGAACACTCTCGGGAACGCCTACACGCTGGAAGCATCTATCGAGATACCGACAGCACCAAACCCGAATTGCGTGCGCGTCACCTTCGCCGCGTCGAATACGGTTTCGGTTGCGGATGGTGCAGCTCTAGTCGTCTCAGATCAGATCCCCGCGACCGCGTTCGGCTACGCTGGCGTGATCCCCGCTGGCACGCAGATTTTCATTCATGATAGCGTGCTGGTGTCGTCTGGCCAGTTTATCCCGGTGCCATCGGCTTACACGCCGTCGACCGGCGAGGCTAGTGTCCAGAACAACAACGGCACGTCTCAGGTGATGACGACTGGAGTTCCTACCGGGACGGAAGTCAATCTGCAGTCGCCGCTTATCGGTGTGCTCGGCAAGTTCACCTCTCCCGAGGTCTCTATCGCCATCATGGGCGATAGCATTGCTGACTTCTCGCTCGACGCCAACAGTTCCGGCGTCAACGGCACCTCTGGCGGTATCATGGTTCGCTCCATGTGGGGCGTGAACGGTCGCAACATCCCGTGGGTCAATCTGGCTCGCAGCACGTCAACCGTCGCGACGGCGAGCGCCAACATGGGGCGGCGCCTAAAGATGCTGGCTTATGCAACGCATCTAGTTTCGGAAGGCGGTACCAACGACATCGCGGCAGGTACCACCCCTGCCGTAACGCAGACAGCGTTGCAAGCCATCTGGGGCGTCGCAAAGCAGCTCGGCATCTCGCGCGTTGCGCAGATGAAGATCCTTGCACGCACCGACAGCACCAACACCACGCCGGTTACGAACTTCGGTGTCGGTGGAAACCGCGACACGCTCAACACGGCTCTGGTCGCTAACGTCGGCTCAAACGGCCTCGACGAAATCCTTGATGTCCCATCCGTGCTCTCTAGCGGCGCCTTGTGGGCTAACTCGGCCTACACGACGGACGGCATCCATCCGGCCAATTCGGGATTGAGTGTTGCGTCCACCTATCTGAAGGGTGTCTTCGCAAACTACTTGGGCACGGCGCCCGCAGGTTTCAGTGCTGTATCTACGGAAGCTCAGGCGGTTGCTGCGGCCTTCACAGCGCCTCCTAGTGCTGCACGTTTGGCGTCGATTGACTTCGCCATCAAGTGTATGAAGGGCTACGGTATTTGGCAGACCCGTGATGCCATCTACGGCTTTGCAGGTGCTGACAGTCAGGCCGCACGTATCAACTGGAAGAACCCCGGCACGTTTACCGCAGCGCTCGTCGGCTCCCCGAACTTCCTTGCTGACCGCGGCTTTACGGGTGACGGCGTAAGCGCGGCACTTAATACGCAGTTCGTGCCTTCAACGGCTGGCGGAAACTTCAGCCAGAACTCGGCGCACGTATCGTTCTTCTCGATCACTGTTGGTGCTGCTGCTAGTGCGTCTAACCGCATTATCGGTAACGCCGTGGCCACTACTGCGCGCACCCTAGCCAATCCGCGAAGCACGGGCGATGTTGTCAACTGGGTCATCAATGATGCGACTTTTGGCGCCAACAACGCCAACACGGCTACGGATGGTCATTTCGTGTTGCGGCGTACTGGTGCGACCGGTCGTGATTTTACCCGGAACGGTGCGCTCTTGGTTGGGGATACTCAGGCATCCACCGCGTTGCCTACTCAGGCCATTCAGTTCCTAGCGGACGTTGCGACGTTCTCGAACAACATACGGATTGCCTTTGGCGATATCGGTTCGTCTTTGACTTCGGTCCAGATGTCAAACTACAGGAACGTCTGCATCCTGCCGTACCTGCGGGACGTTGGTGCTCAGTAGCCCTAGCCCTCTGGGGTACCCCACCCGCTAACGGGGCCATCGAGCTTTTGTTTCGATGGCCTGCGGATCGCACGGTAGACCGTGAGAAGAATGTGGGCGCCCATGATGGCGCCTATCGCGTATGCAACGTATTCCATGGCACCTAATTAGCCATTGAGTGCGCCTATTTCAATAAGGAAACCTTCTATTGCCTCTCGACCTCTCCAAACTCACTGACGCGGTCGCCAAGGTCGCCACCCTGGCCTCCTCGGTCGCCTCTGTGGCCGCTGAGCGCGATGCCGCCGTGGAAGCGGCTGGTGCCGCGAAAGCCGACCTCGTGTCCGCCCAGGCTGACATCGACCAGCTCACCGCCACGCTCCTGGCCGCCACCACGACCCCTGCGGAGTCCGCTGGTATCGCTGCGGTCTCGGCGGCTCTCTTTGTAGCGCCGGCTCCCGTGGACGCACCCGTGGCTCCCGCTGCTGATCCTGTGGCCGTTGTGCCGGCTCTCGGCCCTGTGGCTTCTCCGGTTGCTCAGACGGGCACTACGTTCCTGCCGGGTGACCCGCGCGCGAACGCCTAAAGCCTACGCCTAACCTAAAACCCCCAAGGACCCGTAATGGGATCCCTTGGGGGTTTTTTTTTCGTTAAGCTGCGAGGCTGAGGATCTGCGCGTGGAACTTCTGCTTCGGCACGCTGTCGATCAGCATGCCCTCGGGGTTCTTCATCTGCTCTCTGAGGCGATCTGTGCGCGCCGGCTGCTGCAGCTGCAGGATCCGGTCGAGCAGCTCGGGCACGCTCTCCTCGGGGATGATCACCTCGTTGCAGCGGACCAGGGGCGCCGCGAAGTGCGCGAGGTGCTCCAACTGCGTGATCTTCTCGGCCGTGAACGTCGGCTTGGCGTCAATCGCCTGGAAGCTCCAGTCGAGCTGTCCGTGTTCGTGGATGCGGACCTCGCGGCCCATTGCGGCCACCACGGGGATCGGCAGGCTCTCCAGATACCTGGGGTCGCGCAGGGCTTCCTGATAGCGGAAGTCGAAGCGCGGCGTCAGAGCCAGGAGGTTCATGCCGTCATGCTTCATGGCGATCCGCATGCGGTCTTGGTAGAAGTCCTGCTCGGCCGCCAGTTGCCAGCCAGCCTGCTGGAGGCGGACGGTGTTGGTCTCCCATCCCGCCCAATGCAAACGCAGAGGACGGGACAGGATGCGTTGATCAGGAAGCAATGTCGGCCAGCAGGACAGCGTGCTCGTCCTGGAGGTTCTGGAGAACCTTCTCGGCCGCAGCGATGCGCTTCAGGCTGTCCTTGATCTTGGACTTGGCGGCAGTCGCCTTCTCCTGGGCCAGCTCCTTGGCGGCCTCGGCTTCGATGGCCTTCGCGAAGTTCGGTTCGGTGTTGATCACGTTCATGTCGTCTCCTTAGTGCAGCTTGTGTGGTGGGGTGTCATCCAACACCCGCTCAATGCAGGCGTAGGTGTATTCCAGCGCCGTAAGGGCCCCTACGGCATCCACCGGGTTGACCTCGGTGAAGTCCTTGATGGTCTCGGCGATCCGGTCGGACAGCGCGAGGATCAGATCACTGTTCACTTACGCTTGCCCTTGGTCTTCTTCTCGTCCTTGATGCTCTCAAGGAACGGCGTCTCGGTGGGCTCGATGTCAGACAGCAGGTCGCTCAGGTCACCGGAGACCGCCACGACGTTGCGTTGGCCGAGCAACTCCTCCAGCAACACCTCGATCCTCAACAACGCGTCGAGCGTCTGGACGTCGATGGGCTTGGTGGTCTCAGGGATGACCAGTCCGGTCTCCCAGGTAGCGTCGGGGCTATGCATAGATCAGGTCCTCGTAGAATTCAGTGTGTGCCTGCATCAGCTTCAGCCAGTAGACGTACGGCAGCAGCAGGACGGTTTCGATTGCGAAGGTGGTCATTGGGGTACTCGTTGTGGGCGCGACACCGCCAGAGAGGCACGGCCAGCGTCGGTCAAAAAGGCGGTTGAAGTGTCGAAGCTGCTATCGTGGGTGACGCGGATCAATTTGGCGTCGATCGCTTGATTGAACGTGTCAACGGGTTCGACGTCGTCGCAGAAGTAGTTGAGCCAGCACCACTTACTGTCGCTCGCCTCGGTCTGGCCGCCGGCCGCATCTAGGATTGCCAGCATGGTGAGCATCTTGCTCGGTGGCTGCGGTCCAGTGGAAGTGAGGGCATGAACCTCACAGCAGTCGAAGCGCTCATCTGCGCCCGCTCCGCATTTTGCGCAGCGGTATTCACTACTTCTTGCGGCCTTCAAATCGGCAATCGCTTTGAGCAAAGCCTCATTGTCGTAGGCGCGGCCCGCTTCGTCGCAGGCTTCTCTGAACACGCGCTCGAAGTCGCTGGCACTATCGGCAGATGAGTGGTGATGTGTCATTGGCCGGCCACCTGCGGGGTGCAGTTGGGGATCATGTTGAACGGGAAGATGCAGATGGGGCCTTGCTGTGGGGGTAAGGGCTCCACCGGAGCCGGCGCCACAGGTGTCTGAGGGCGCCGTAGAGGCGCTCGGTTGGGGTGAACCACGGGAGCATGCTTCTTCACCTGGTGTTTCTTGACGGGCACCGGAGGCACCACAGGGATCGGAGGGAATTGCTTGAAGTCGTCCAGCGGGATCTCTCGGATCACCTCGGGCACCTTGGGCAGCTCTGGGACCTTCGTATGGAAGGTGCAGAGACCAAGGATCAAGGGGAGCGCGAGCGCCGGGCCTAGCAGTAGTCGCTTCATTCCGCGATTGGCTCCAGTTTGTCCTGTATGTACCCTAGGGCCTCGTCGAGGCGCGTGCAGGCGAAGAGATACGCTTGCTCATACTGGGGACGCAGGGAGCTGGGGCCTGAACGCACAACGTAGCCGCCTTCGCTGAGCTTGATGATTTCCAGTGTGTTCATGTGGCCTTCAGTTTCAGTGATTGAACTTTGCCGCCACTATTGGCGTCACGCTTGATTGCGATACGGATGGCTTCCCTGGCGCTGGCGCCTGCGTCCATCGCTGCGAAGGCATAGGGAGACCCAGAGCCAGTCGCGTAGTAGCCGGGGTCTTGCTTGACCCAGGCTTCCCCTTCGTATTCCCACAAGGAGCCATCGGTCCTTAGGTGCAGCGCAGATATCTCCTGCAGCTTCGGGTGCGTGACCTTGGCGGTCTTGCGCATCGCCTGCAGAAGCAGCTCGGCGTCCTGCACGCTCCCAGACCACGCCACGATGCTCCCGTCACGAAGACGGTGAACCTTGCGGCGCTTGTCGGAGACGATCATGTCACCCGCGGTCACGCGGCTGTCGCAGGCCAGCTCGCCGTCTCTGTAGGCGAGTGTGGTCATCGGATCTCGTAACCTTCCGCCAGGATGTTGATGGCGAAGTTGTTGGTGTACGTGGCGCCGTCAGGAAATGTCGCAATGACATCCACGACGCCGCCTTCCACAGCGAAGAGATCCAGCGAGATACCCGCGGCCTCAAGGACGCGCTCGATGCGCTCCTCGGCCTCTTGGCGGGTCAGCGCCACCACCACAGGATTACTCGGCTTCTCCGGCGGCAGGTGATCCGGGAAACCCGGCTCGCTGTCATTCCATTCGATAGGCGTCATTGGCGCTCCTCGTCAAACGTGTCGATGTCGCGGTCCAGCTCGGCATTGGTGCCGTCAGGCAGCTCGAACTCGAAACCCGAGTAGTCGTAGCCGCCGTAGGTTCTGAGTTTGATGCCGGCCGCGCGCAGGGCGCCCTCCAGCTTATCCACCAGCGCCTGCTCGGCGGCTTCCTCGGCCCGCTTCTGGGCCCAGTACGCCTGCATCTTCTCTTCATGCGAGGCCTGAGCCTTCCTTAGGTCAGCCTGGGCCTGCAGCTGCATCTCCTTGTACTCGTCGGTCTTCAGCGACTGCACGAGCGCGAGCATCTCTGGCGTCAGCTCTCTCATTTGCTCTCCACTGCTCTGTTGAGCCCGTCGATCAGGTCGTAGACTTGACCGAACGTCAGCTCCATGACTTCCGCGTGCTCGCGGTCTTCGTACTCTTGCCTGATGATCAGGGTCTCGTCGGCCTTGGCACCGTTCCTGCTCCACCAGATCTCGACAGCGGGACACCCAGGGCGCCATTGGGATCCTGGGGTTCTCACTGCGGGCTCTTCTGCGATGGTGTAGGTGGTGCCGTGGGCGTCTGTGCTGCTACTTGCTGGCACTCTTGGCCTTCAGGATCTCGTGCAGCATGCCGTCCACGTTGAAGCGGAGGGCACACAGCTCGGTCTCGATGTCCTTCACGATGGTTTCCCCACGGACAACCTCGGTCACCTTGAGGCCCCTGTGGAGCTTCCAGACGGCGAAGAAGTGCCGCCACATGGACTTCATGTAGACGGTAAGGGGGATCCCGAGCTGCCAGTTGTCACTGTTGCGCATGGTGCCATCGGGCATCTTGCGGGCCACGTGCATGTGCTCGGCGTAGCGCTCGATCACCAGGGGCGAGAGGAAGCCTTCGAAGTCCAGCTTGCCCTCGTCGGTGTCACGGGTGGCGCCGGTCTCGAATGCGCGGGTCGGCAATGGGGGCTTCTCCTTCTCAGGAAGTCCGCGGCGCGCGCGGTCGTAAAGTTCTTTCTCGTACTCGTTCTGAAAGATCATCAGTCCTTGAGCCATTTCCAGAGATTGCGGGCGTGGATGATGCCCGTGAAGATGTTGACAGGGAGCAGTCCCCAAAGGCCCTGAGTGACCATGATGATCCACCATGGCACCTGGGCGCTGAGGCCTAAGATCGGGCCCCACTTACTCTTGTTGCCGTAGAACCATTGGCCCGACAGGCTCAGCGCGGAGGCTGAGAGTTGGACGAGGAGCGCGGTCACTC